GTGGACCAGACCCGCAAGCGTCTGGAACTGCTCAATGGCGACGTGCTGGGCATGGCGGGGCCGGGCGAGCAGATCTCGGCGCTGATGACATGCACGAAGATGTATGAGGGCGACTTGGCCGACACGGTGCTGGACCGCGAGAAGTACCCGGAGTGGGACAGCGAGTGCACCGCCCTGGTCTACGCCTTCCCGACCGACGAGAAGCTCTGGGAGGAGTACTTCGACGTTCGCCACGGCCAGGGCAAGGCCGCGGCCACCGAGTTCTACCGCCAGCGCCAGGCGGCGATGGACGCCGGGGCGCGGATCGCCTGGCCGGCGCGGTTCGACGGCAAGAGCGGCGAGATCGGCGCGGTCCAGCACGCGATGAACCTGCGCCAGAAGGTCGGGCCGGAGGCATTCGCCGCCGAATACCAGAACGCCCCGTCCCTCCAGCAGACTTCCGATCAAGTACTCACCGTCGATCAGGTGATGGCCAAGACCAGCGGCTACAAGCGCGGCGAGGTGCCGCCCGCCTGCACGAAGATGATGATGTTCATCGACATCCATGACCGTCTCCTGTTCTACGCGGTCTGCGCTTGGGAGGAGACGTTCACCGGATACGTTATCGACTACGGCACGTTCCCCGAGCAGCGGCGGTTGGCCTTCACGCTGGCCGACGCCACCAGGACGCTCGGACGCGCCTCCCCTGGGGCTGGCGTCGACGGGTCCATCCATGCCGGGCTGGAGCAGCTCGTATCGGCGTATCTGAACCGCGACTGGAGCCGGGGCGGAAGTCTCATGCGGATCGACCGTCTCCTGGTGGATATGGGGTACAAGCCCGGCATCGTTGCCTCCGTGAAGCAGAAGGCCGGCGGCTCGGCCATGATGCTTGCCAAGGGCATCGGCATCCGCGCCAGCCGCAAGCCCATAGCCGAGTACGCCCGCAGGCCCGGAGAGACCATCGGCCACTACTGGTACGTCCCCAACGTCCGCAAGACCGGCCAGTTCCAGCATGTGCTGGTGGACGTGAACTACTGGAAGCGATTCGTGCATGAGGGATTGATGACCGCCGCCGGCGACCGGGGCTGCATCAGCCTTTTTGGCAAAGACGGGAACGACGTGCGCCAGCACGAACTGATCGCCGAGCACGTGGCGCGCAGCGAGAAGTGGGTCGAGGTCACGGGGCCGGGCGGCGCGGTCCGCGAATGGTCGCCGCTGCCGACCCGCCCCGACAACCACTGGTTCGATTGCCTGGTCGGCTGCGCCGCGGCAGCCAGCATGGTCGGCATCAAGCCCGCCGGCGAGGCCGCGCCGCTGCGCCAGAGAAAGTGCTACACCCAGGAAGATCTGCGGAGGAAAGACGCATGACTGAATCCGTGAGCACGCGGAAGAGTTGGTCGCCCGCGGACGGCAAGCAAGGCCTGGAATGTCGCAAGTGCGGGTGTCGCCACTTCATGGTCGACCACACGCGGAAGGTCAATCGGATGATCGTCCGTTATCGCCGCTGCCGCCACTGTGGGCAGCGTATGACGACGTGCGAACGGGCCTTGGGCCAGCCCTGATGAAGATTCTTTCCATATATGGATAACGGCCTGCGAAAAGGCCCTTGTGAAGTGCATGTAATGCTTTGATGAAGGACATTGGCGTAGGACAATAGCATCAGACAACCAGGACGCGCGACGCACCGGCTGATCCCCGGTGCGAAGCCATAGAACCAAGGCTTCGTGGAGCCACGACTCTGCGAGGCCTTTTTCTTTTGGCCCGTGCGACTGGTTGTCGGACTTGGAAACAGCGATGGCAGACGACATCGAAAACGCGATTCGCCAGAGCGCAGAAGGGCCTGAGTCGGCCGAGGTCGACGGCGTGAAGGTCAAGCAGCATAGCCTGCCCGACCAGATCGCCGCCGACAAGTACCTGGCCGGCAGGGATGCCAGGCGGAACCCGGCCAAGGCGTTCACCCGCGTCAAGATCGTGCCGCCTGGAACGGTGTAGCGCATGGGACTGTGGCCCTGGACAAAGCGGAAGCGAGTTGAGGCCGTCGGGCAGTTGATGCTCGTGCGGGCGCGATTTGACGCCGCGCAGACCACGCCGGACAACCGCAAGCACTGGGCCAATGCCGACCCTCTCTCGGCCGATACAGCGGCCAGCCCCGAAGTCCGCCGCACTCTCCGCAACCGCGCCCGCTACGAAGTCGCCAACAACTCATACGCCCGCGGGATCGTGCTGACGTTGGCCAACGACGTGGTCGGCACCGGCCCGCGCATCCAGATGCTCGCCGACAGCGCCGAGGCCAACCAGACCATCGAGCGCGAGTTCATGGCTTGGGCCAAGGCGGTTGATCTGCCGGGCAAGCTCCGCACCATGCGGATGGCCCGGGCGCAGGATGGCGAAGCATTTGCCTTGCTGTTCAGCAACGGCAAGCTCGATTCACCCGTCAAACTGGACTTACGGCTCATCGAGGCCGATCAGGTGACGACCCCCGACCTGTCACTGGCGAAGGCCGGTGCCGTGGACGGGATCGTCTTTGACGAATACGGCAACCCGACTGAATACCACGTCTTGAAGGAACATCCCGGCGCTTCGACTGCGCTCAGCACAGGCAGCCAGTATGAGAAAATCCCAGCGGCGAGCATGATCCACTGGTTCCGCTGCGACCGGCCAGGCCAGTCGCGCGGCTTGCCCGACATCATGCCGTCGCTGCCGCTGTTCGCTCAGCTTCGCCGGTACACCTTGGCGGTGATCGCGGCTGCTGAATCGGCGGCGAACATCGCCGTGCTGATGAAGACCAACGCCCCGGCGGGCGGCGAAGCGGCGGAAGTGGAACCCATGACGGAGATGGAATTCTCTCCGAACATGGCGGTCTTCACGCCGGAGGGCTGGGAGCCGTCGCAGGTGAAGGCCGAGCAGCCGGCGACCACCTACGACATGTTCAAGCGGGAAATCCTCAATGAAATTGCCCGCTGCCTGAACATGCCGTACAACATCGCGGCCTGCAATTCATCGGGCTACAACTACGCATCGGGGCGGCTGGACCACCAGACCTACTACAAAAGCATCCGCGTGGAGCAGGCCGACCTGGAGGCCCGCATCCTGGACCGCATCCTTTCCGCCTGGCTCGCCGAGGCCGTCAAGGTTTTTGGCATCGCGTTGGAGGCTGCTGAGGGCTTCCCGCATCAGTGGTTCTGGGACGGGCATGAGCACGTGGACCCGCAAAAGGAGGCCAACGCCCAGGCCCAGCGCCTCGCCAGCAACACGACCACGCTGGCCACCGAGTACGCCCGGCAGGGCAAGGATTGGGAAACCGAACTCCGTCAGCGGGCCAAGGAAATCGCCTTGATGAAGGAACTGGGCTTGACCGTGGCGCAGGCCGTACCCAAGCAAGACCCCAAACAGGAAGATGTTGATGACGAAGAACAACGACAGTCCGAAGCAGCTTGAACTTACCGCCGCGATGGAGATCGACGTAGCCGCCGACGGTGGAGACGGCCCTTCGAGCGGCTCAGGGCTTCCGCGCTTCAGCATGGTCGCCTACACGGGCGGGCCGATGCGTATCGCCGGCTGGCGGTATCCGGTCGTCGTGGACCTGGCCGGCCTGTCCATTCCCTCGCAGTCGCGGCCGATCCGATTCGGCCATGACATGGCCAGCGGCGTCGGCCACACCGACAGCATCGCCGTGGAAGGCCCTTCGAGCGGCTCAGGGCAAGCAAGGCTCATCGCCGCCGGCGTCGTCTCTCGCGACACGGCCGCGGCCAAGGAGATCGTTGCATCGGCCCGCAACGGCTTCCCATGGCAAGCCTCTCTGGGGGCGGCGGTGGACCAGTTTGAGTTCGTCAAGGAAGACCAGTCCGTTCTCGTGAACGGGCGGGAGTTCAAGGGCCCCGTGAACGTCGTCCGCAAGGCGACGCTGGGCGAAATCAGCTTTGTAGACCTCGGTGCCGACGGCAACACCTCCGCGAGCGTGGCCGCATCGGCGAAGGAGAAAGAAACCATGACCGATACAGAAGTCACTCAGGAGCAAACGAAGGTTTTTGCCAAAGAGGCCGCGGCGCAGGTGGACGGTGCCGGCAAGGAT